AATTGACAGCGGCAATGGCCGCTATGCGGAAGGCGGTAGGTATTCTTAACTTTGCGCAGTGTACTCCCGGTGTCAACGTGCAAATCCTGAATGATTGGATCGGCAAGTACAACGAGGAGATGGTACTGCTCACCGGGGTATATGCAGAATTTACCGGAATGCTTGACAACCTGCATCCGGCGACCAAGGGCGAATATAAGGCAGTGTTCGGAGATGATTTAGGGGATTGCCGATGATGTATCAGCCGTATGTTGACCGTATGTCCGCCGCTGAAACCGCCGCCAGCCGCAAAGTGGTGGTAGACGATATGTGCAGGATGTTTGCTTTCTCAACAGCCAAGGCATACAAGGTTCTTAAAGAAAACGGATGGGAGTCCGGCAGGGCGAAACGCAAAGATGCCGGAGCCTCGTCTGTAGACAAGGAGCTATTGTTCGTCTTGGGCGAAATGGTCAAACAGTGCATCCGTAAAAACGGCAAGGCGACACTTCCAGTGAACGTAGCCCGGTCAATCCTGGAAGAACGAGGCTTTACTATTCCGACAAGCGACAGCCGCCTCCGGGAACTGCTCCGGCAAAACCACATGGCGGTAGCCGATAGCAAAGTTCCCTCGCCGTATCAAACTATGCGTACAGAATTCCCGAACCAAGTACACTTTGCCGATCCCTCTGTGTGCCTGATTTACTTCGCGCCGGGGGGAAAGCAAAAACTCATCGGCGATGACGAGCTTTACAAAAACAAAAATTTTCTTGAAGGAAAGAATAAATGCTGGCGTTATGTGTTAACTGATCACTACTCCGGCTCCATTTGCGTCCGTTACTACGCTTCGATGGGCGAGACGGCGGCAAATATGTATGACTTCCTGCTGTACGCATGGGGGCAAAAGGAAAGCAATGTCAACGTGTTTCACGGCATACCGGAACTTTTGATCTGGGACTGCGGAACCGCTAACATCGCCAAAGCTACCACCAACGCGCTGAAAGCCTTCGGCGTGAAAACCATGCCGCACCTGCCGGGAAATCCCCGCGCCAAAGGTCAAGTGGAGAACGCCAATAATTTGGTGGAAACGCAATTTGAAAGCCGCCTCCGCTTTGAGCCGGTAAACAGCATTGAGGAATTGAACAATGCGGCGGAGCGGTTTTATACGGCGTATAACGCCAACTTGATCAACGGCCTTGATACCAGACTGCGCCGTGGCGGGTTGATTGTTGGAAGCAGAACAAATCTCTGGCAGCGCATCCCAAAAGAAAAACTGCGTGAACTTCCCGATGAGGAAACCTGCCGGCAGGTTTTTGTCAACGGCATACAGAAGCGTAAGGTAGCCGGAGATTTGACGGTGAGCATTGTTCACCCCAGAGCTGGCCGGTCGTTGCGCTACAGTGTCCGGGATTTACCGGGCATCCTCGTTGGCATGGAACTCAATTTACAGCCATTACTCGTAACGGCAGAACCTTTGTGTATCGTCAGCTACGAAAACGGCAAAGAAGAATTGAGTTTTGAAATTGAGCCGATTGTATACGACAACGCAGGGTTCGATGTAAACAGTCCGGTCTACGGTCAGGAATACAAACGGCCCAAGGATACAGGAAGGGAAACCGCCGAAAAGATTATTGGGGCTCCGGGTCTGGCTGCTGTTATGGGGCCGGCTCATAGTTTTATAAAACCGGCAAATCCCTTTATTAAGCAAAACGAAGGAACGCCCGTCACGGTTGCGGAATCCGTTCACACCCACGAGATCATCATCAGCGCGGTAGAGGCGGCCAAACGGATCAAGGCGGAATGCGGCTCTGTGCCGGAAGGTTTCATCAACGAACTGAAACAGCAATATCCCGAAGGGGTATCAACCAGAATTGTTGATGATTTGATTAAAGCCCGCAAGCCAAAAACGGAAACCCCCATAAATACCAAAGACTGGATTATTGAGGGCGGCGCCGCGGCAGCCCCTGCCGGAGAATTTGAGGAAACTCCGGCATCGGCGCGGAATAGCAAAATTGCGTAAGGAGCGCAAAAATTATGATGACCTTAAAAACGTATAAGAAGTTTGGCATAACTCAAGACCCCTTTTCCGGGGATGTAGTAAAACCGGAGGACGTATACCTCACAGATGATACCCGCTTTGTCGCGGAGTATCTTTTGCAAGCCGCGAAAGTAGGCGGCATGGTCGCCCTTGTGGGCGAGAGCGGAAGCGGCAAGACCACTATCAGGCGTTATGCGATAGACCGCATGACGGCGGAAGGCGAAAAGGTGCGGATCATCGCTCCCCGGTGTGTCGATAAAACCCAGCTCACCACATCTACAATCTGCGATGCAATTATCGCGGACTGCTCAACGGAAACGCCGCGGCGCACTCTGGAAGCCAAAGCCCGGCAGGTTGAGCGGATACTTACCAACTCAAGCCGCAGCGGGTACAGCCATATACTGATGATCGAGGAAGCCCACGANCTCAACATNCAAACTCTNAANTACCTCAAGCGCTTTTGGGAAATGGAGGACGGTTTCAAAAAGCTGCTGTCCATCGTGCTTATCGGTCAGATAGAACTCAAAGCCAAACTTGACGAGGGCAAAAACTGGGAAGCGCGGGAAGTGATCCGGCGCATGGAAATTCTGGAACTGGAACCGCTGGGAACAGGCGCGGAGATTGCCGCCTATCTGGACATCAAATTCGGACGGCTTGGCAAAGACCGGAAAGCGGTAATTAACGATAAAGGCTGCGATGCCTTAGCCGAGAAACTGCGGCGGCAAACCCGGGGCGGCGTAGTCTACTCGGTGGCTTGGCCACTGCTCGTCAATAACTGGTGCCGCAGGGCTATGAACGAGGCTGTGGAACTCGGCGCTGATCTTGTTGACGCCGAAGTAGTGAACGCTTTGTAACAAGTTTTCTGGGAGGGGAACGATGGAAAATAATTTTAAACAGGTAGCGAAACATAAGGTTTCATTATTTCTGACGGAATCTGAATACTGCCAGTTCTACGCGTATGCTCTGGTAAAAGGTTATGGGGCAAGAGGGGGGATAGCAAGTTTAGCCCGGACAGCCATTGTGGACAAAATGTCACGAAACGCCCCTACAGAGGCCCAGCAACGGCAGATCGATGAAATTATCGGGCAAGCCGGTTGACCCCGATTCGCAGTGCTGCACAACGCTCTGGGAGGGAATTTAAATGAGGTCAGTGACGACAAAAAACGATAAGAAAAAACTCATCCAGCTAATCCACATAGGAAAAGCAAAAATGGGACTTTCGGACGAGGCTTACCGGGCTTTCCTTGAAGGAATCACCGGCAAGCAATCCTGTGCCAATATGTCCGAGAGGCAGCTTGCGGCGGTACTCCGGGCCATGCGTAAAAATGGCTTTGCGCAGTTGACGAATCGCGTAAAGCCGGAAGAGAAAGGCGGGGCGACATTAGCGCAGCTTGAATATATCAAGGGGATGTGGGTCAAGTGCGCCCGGAACAAAAGCGATAAGGCGCTGCTGGCCTTTGTGGATCGCATCGCCCATGTCCAGGCGCTTCGCTTCCTTACGGTTCACACCGCACAGGAAGTAATTCTGGCATTACGCGAAATGATGATCAAGGCCGGCTTTGATCCCGATACCTCGGAGGTACTGCATGGCTAAATCACGAGACAACGCCCTTGTTGAAGATTTGATCCTTGCCTGTTCCGGGGAGGATGTATCATCGGAAACCGCGCAGAGAGCAATCCGCGCCTTATGCCGGTACTATGGCGGACAGATGATTTATATTCCAGTAAAAAAAGAAACCGGAACATCTGCGGAAAATCTGCGCGGTATTCTTGCGGATGCCGTAGGTGATAATGCCGCTAAAAAAATCCTTTGTAAGATCATGGCTCTTTATGGAAACATGCAGTTGTATATTCCTATGGAACGGACGGCTTTCCGCAAAACCATCGCTCTTGAAATTTACGAGCGCTATGGCAATGACGAGAGTAACATGAACGAATTGGCCAGATCTTACGGTATCAGTTTTACACTTGCCTATAATCTGTGGAAGCTGGGTCAGCGCGAAAAATTGAAACCGACTATGCCTTTTCTACCGTTTTTGGAACTCTCTCACAATAATTCCGATTAGGGGAAACCCGCTGAATTTTGCTTATAGACTGTCCGCATGGATACGGGCAGTCTTTTTTTATCTCTAAATTTTGAAGGTGAAGTCCCCAGCCGGATCATGCTTGTTCCGGCGGACAGAATCGTAAAGGGGCGCGATGGCCGCGAATGGAAAAACCCGAACCCTAGACAGGTCGCGCTCAATTCAATTACACGCCTCTCGCTGCTACCCGTAGATGAAAACCATTCAACAGATTTATCCGCTCCCAAAGGCGGCGCGTCCCCGGCTTTCGGCTGGTTAAAAAATCTATGCGCCGATGAAAGCGGAGCTGTCTGGGCCGATGTCGAATGGACTGAACGCGGACGTGATGCGATTGCCAAGAAAGAATACCGCTTCATTTCCCCTGTTTTTTTGCATAACAAAGAAGGAGAAATCAACTGCATCCTCCGCGCCGCGCTAACCAATTCGCCTAACTTGAATCTTCCTGCCCTTAATTCAGAGCAGTTAGAAAATATTAACGAGGAGAGGAAATTTATGAATAAAGAATTACTTGCGGCTCTGGGCCTTCCCGGAACCGCGACCGACGCGGAGGCGCTTGCGGCGGTAAAATCGCTGAACGCGTCAAAAACCAAAGCCGACGTGCAAACGGACGGGTCGTCTGTTGACCTGACAGCTTACGCGCCCAGGGCAGACCTGAACGCGATGGAAGCGCGGGCGTTAGCTGCTGAAAAGCAGCTTGTCGAGTTGAATGCGGCGCAGCTTAAAAAGGACGCGGAAGCGGCTGTTGACGAGGCAATCAAGAACCGCAAAATTGCGCCGGCAAGCAAGGCGGAATATCTTGCGTTATGCGCTACAGGGGCAGGGCTTGAAAGTTTCAAGAAAATTGTTGCCGCTACCCCGGCGATCATCGGCGAGGGAAATCAGGCGCCGGAAGGAACGCCATCGGCTGCGGGAAACACCGTAGCCCTGAACGCCGAGGATATAGCAGTCGCCAAAGCGATGGGCTATACCGTGGAAGAATACAGAAAAATCAAGGAGGCCGGTAAATGATTATTACCAATCAAACTTTGCAAAACCTGCGGACGATGGTTCGCGGCGAATTTTCTACCCAGATGGCGGCGCTCATCGCGTCAAATCCGGTGTACAAAAAACTCGCTACTGAAATCATTTCAAACACCCGGAGCAATACCTACGGCTGGCTCGCCGATTTCCCCGCCTTGCGCGAATGGATCGGCGACCGCGTTATCAAGGACATGGCAGAAAGCAGCTATGCCATCGTCAACAAAAAATACGAGGCAACCCTCGGCGTTGACCGTGCGGACATTGAAGATGACAATCTCGGCATCTACCGTACCCGCGCCCAAGCCCAGGCCCAAGCGGTCATCTCATTTTTTGAAACGAGCATTGCCGCGCTGTTGAAGAACGGCTTTACCGGCCTCTGCTATGATGGACAGAAATTTTTCGATGAAAGCCACCCAGTGTATCCCAACAAGGACGGAACCGGAACGGCGGAGGAAGTTTCAAACATCGTGGGCAGCGGAAGCGGCAAACCCTGGTTTTTGCTCTCGCTCTCCGGCGTGTTAAAGCCTTTTATACTTCAGCAGCGTTCCGCGCCGGAAATGGACGAGATAACGGATACCAAAAACGATACGGTCTTTATGAAGGACAAGTACCTCTACGGCATCCGTTGGCGCGGCAATTTTGGGTACGGATTCTGGCAGCAGGCAGTGGCAAGCAAGGAAGCCCTTACCGCCGCNAACTATGAGGCAGCCAGNCTTTGTATGCAGACCATGNAACGGGACGGCGGCGATCCGATGGGCATTATCCCCACACACCTTGTTGTTGATCCCACCAACGAAGCTGCGGCACGGAAGATTTTGGAGACGCAGTTTATAGGCGGCGGCAACACCAATACAAATTTTCATACGGCGGAACTTATTGTTTCGCCCTGGCTGTAAGGAGGCCCGGATATGGACAAAGTACAAGCTATCGCTCTTATTACGATTCTCTACGCGCAGGAAATTGAAGCCCGTGCTGAAACGGTCAAAAATGCGGCAAAAGAAAAAAACATCAAGGAAGGGGAACTTTTCAAGCTCCTCAAGGAAGCCGGATACAAACCCCAAGCGCCCAAAGGCACGGAGGCTCCCGATGGGGCCGATATTCAGCAGGACAGCAGAGATCAAGATACCAAAAAGATACCTGTTCTGGTTTCTCACAAGACAGAGTATGAAAAGTACCGCTGCGCCGGACTGGTGCTGACACAAAAACCGGAAAATTATCTGGTCACAGAAGCACAGTTTGAAAAACTGAATCGTGATCCGTGGGTGGCGGTTGACAAATGACACCGCTGATTTCCGTAGAACAGTTTCTATCCATGCAGCCTGCGTCCGCTATCCTTCCCTTGAATGGGGACGGCGAGTCGGATGTGGCGCGGATAGAGACTGCCCTGCGGCAGTCCTCCGGGGTAATTGTGAGTCACCTTCCCTGGCTGCTTGACGGCGACGGGGAAATTGGCCGCCCGGTCAATCCGCAATTTGCCGACGCGCTGGAAGCGGTCTGCGCTGATATCGCTCTCGACCGGCTGACCGATACCGTCTCCGGCAGTGAAAACGCCCGGAACAAATATAAAGAAAGCTTGGCCCTTCTGGAAAAAATCAACCGGGAATATCAGGGCGGTCTTGAGGGGCCGGGTTACCAAGAATCGGAAGTTGTTGTCTCCGGTGAAGACGGCATTGAGGACGGCAGATTTTTCAAGAAGGGTAAGGTGTTTTAATGGGCAGCGCCGTTGAAATAAAACTGCAGGAGATTGACAAACTCGCGCGAAAACTTAACGCGTTTGTGTTATCTGGCGGTGACAAATCGCGGCTGTTATCAAGCCTGGGTATGGTGGTTGAGGAACAGACAAAGGCTCGTTTTGACATCCAACGTGATCCGCAAGGCGATCCCTGGCGTGAATTAACCGAAGCGTATAAAGAGCGGAAAGCTCTGAAATCGAGCGGCGGCATCCTTGTAAGGGAAGGGTTTATGCGTCAATCAATCGAACACCAGCTTTCAGGCAGCGACAGCGTTCTGGTCGGCTCGCTGATGGAATACGCGGATTATCATCAGAACGCAAAAAGAGAAAAACGCCGCCGCGAATTTTTGGGATTAAGCACTGATGATATTACTGAACTGCGGGACGCGGTTGACGAGTTTATGAAGGAGCAGGTTGCATGAAGGTAGTTACGCTTGTAGATATTCGTGATGAAGCAATATCCCAGATAAAAACTGCTTTTGCCGGCGATAAAAAATTGCACATAGCGGCTCATCCCGGGCAATTTAGCGAAACGGAGATCAGGCGACTTGCTAATCAGACTCCGGCAATACTCACTTCTATTTTGCGGTATTCGGACGAGGATCACACTATCAGTTTCGCAAACTGGGTTTTATACCGGGCCGACAGCAAGGATCGTCTGTATGACGGCGCATTAAAAATCGTTTCGGCGTTAATTCCGGTCATTAGAGATTTGGATGCCGAATGGAGCATGGGCGGCGGTGAGCATATTGAAGCGGAATGTTTGTACTCCGGGACGCTTGACCAGATCAATATCACGCTCTGGGGCATGAAATGGAAGTGGCATGTCCAGGAGAATTGTTTTTGTGAAGGATCGCTTCACGATCTTGAATATTTTGAGGGCTATGACGCGACGCATAATATTGAGAATGCAGTTGCTCAAGATAATGTAAATTTGGAGGTTTCAAATGCCAGTACCGATTAGGTATATTCCGGCGAACCTTTTGGTTCCGGGACAGTATCAGGAGATTGACAATTCCCTTGCGGGTGCGCAAGGCGACATCAAAAAAGCGTTGCTGATAGGATATAAACTTTCCTCGTCAAATGCTGAAAGCGGAAAGCCGGTTAATGTGCTTTCAGGAATGAAGGCGCACGAACTTTTCGGCTATGGGAGCCCTGCCGCCATTATGGCGGAAACATTCCTCGCGCTTAACAAAGTTGAGGAACTGTATGTGCTTCCCATTCCCGAACCGGAAGCAGGAACCGCGTGGAAAAAAGAATTTTCCGTAAGTGGAACTGCTGCTGCGGCCGGCGCAATTCATATCGTGGTTAATGGCTGCGGCTTTGACGCGGCAATTTCCGCAGGCGCTGACGCGGAAGCTGTCGCCGCCGCGATTACCGCCAAAATCAATTCGGAGTTAACGCTTCCTGTTTTCGCCGAAGCGGATTTAGGCAATGTTACCGTTTTGTCAAATGTGAAAGGTACGGTAGGCAGCAATAACAATATCTTCATCATATCTTCCGCAACCGGAATTTCAGTTGCGGAAACTGCAACCGCAGGGGGGACGGGAGAGACAAAAATCAAATCCTTCCTTACCGGGTTAGGTGAAGTGCGCTACAACTTCATTGCCGGTGATTTTAATAGCGCCGAAAACATTCGCGCCAGTTCGGACGAACTTGAATCCCGCTACGGCCCAATGCGNCAAATCGGCGGCAGAATGTTCATCGCCCTTTTCGGCGTTATGGGAAGCAAAACCGAAGAGGGGACGATGCTTGAGAAAGCCGGGGAGGTAAATTCGCCTCACATTGTTCTCATTCCCCGCGGCAATAACCCCGAACTTCCCTGTGTGTGGGCTGCGGCCTGGTGCGCGGCGGCCTGCCGTATTCTCGCTGATGATCCGGCGGCAAACACCTACGATACAAAGATTACAGGCTTAATTGGCGGCGTGGAGTTCAACGCCGAGGCACGTCAGAAACTCCTGGAAGCCGGTATCGCTACCTACCGCCTGGATACAACCGGCAACGTGCTTATTGAACGGCTGGTAACCAGCTACACCGAAAACACGGACGGCGGCAGGGACACAAGTTACCTTGACGTGCAGGTTACCGAAACCGTTGACGCCGTGCGCACTTATATTAACGCTGAGGCGAAAAAGAAGTTCAAAACTTGGAAGCTGGCAAGCACTGAAGAAAACTTCGGTTCCGGCGCGCGTGTAATGACTGCCGGCGTATTCCGTTCTTTCCTTGCGGAACTCTATCAGGAAGTATTCATCAAGGAAAAACAGTGGTGTCAGGATTTCGATAACTATAAAAAATCGATCCTTATTGAGGTTAAAGCGGGAAGTAAAACCCGGCTTGAATATTCCCATCAGCCCAATCTGATAGGCCAGTTCTATATCGGCGCAGGGCTTCTGCAATTCAAATAGGAGGCAGATTATGAAATTGGAAAGAGTACAGCGGGTTGTTTCGTCTAACATCGGCGAGCTGCCGATTCAGGAAAAAGGCGCGACATTCAAACCTGCCGGCGTAAAACGCGAAACAAAGCCTGGTGAAGTACCGGAAAATACCGGTTATACAGAAAGCCAGACATTCGCCGAATTGAAATTGAAACTCAACGCTACAGGCGCTCTGGGCATTGAAGAGCTCTCGAAACAGGGGGAGGACACCCTGACAATTTACACAACCGGCGGCAAGCAGTACATGATGCCCCGCGCATGGGTAACGGAGCCTGGCGAACTGGGNGACGCTGAAATGGATGTCACCTACAATTCCGGNACCAGCCCGAGGCTGAAATAGGAGAACGGCATGGTAAAAAGATTTGAATTAAAACATCCTTTCGATGTAGGCGATTTACACGTTAAGGAAGTAACAATCTCGCGTCCAAAAACAAAAGACTTCATCGCTGTTGGTTCCAATCCAGTTGACAGTGCCGCCGCCGATGCCGCGCTCTTTTCATCACTTTCAGGC